AAGGCGGCATACGAGATTCTGACATGGGCCTGGGGTCCAGACGTGTGCTCTCCCGATCGGGGCGCCGCCAGGTGCTCGCAGACGCCGACGCCCGCCACGAGGAGGAGGGGCTGTGAGCGGCCTCATGGGCGGCCACCCTCTCGGCCACTTCATCGACATACCTGACGACGGCAACGCCCTCCTGCGCCGCCACGAGCTGCGCCACCAGCACCAGGAGTACACCGACACCACCGCGGCCTACGAGGCAGGGGAGGACGTGGTGCCCGGCGACTGTTGGCGCGCCTGCCTGGCGTCCCTCCTGGAGGTTCCGCTGGCCGAGGTCCCCCACTTCATCCACCTGCACCCCAGCGAGCGCGACCCCGAGCCGGGCATGGCCGAGCTGGCAGGGCCGTGGTGGTGGCGCGAGTCCCGCGCCTGGGTGGAGAGCGTGCGCCCCGGCTGGACCCTGGCCGCATGGGACCGACCCGCCGAGGGCTGGCGGCCGATCTACGGCGAGCAGGCCAAGGGCGATCCCGAGGGCATCCCCTCCCGTGTGATCCTCACCGCCCCGTCTCCCCGTGGCGAGTGGAACCATTCGGTGCTCGTGTTCGAGCTGGACGGCACCCTGGCGCATGACCCGTTCCCGGACGGCCAGGGCGTGCTGGCTGGCCCTGGCGATGTCGTCGCGCTGGTCCGGCCCGAGTGGCTGGCGGTGGAGCGATGAGCGACCACGAGGGCACCCTGCCGACCCTGGACGTGTTCACCGGGTGGCCGGTCTACGCCGACGAGAGCCTGCCCCCCGGCACTGTCCAGCGCGAGCGGGGCGCGATCTACGCCCACCCCACCGTCATCTATGCCTTCCGCATCGTGCAGGTCGAGCACGACCTGCGGACGTTCGACCCGTGGGTGATGGAGCTGGCCAGCATCGTCTGGCAGGAGGAGCGCATACAGGCCGCCGCCGACGCCGCCGTGCGCCGCCTCAGCGAGATCATGCGACAGCAGGACCTCAGGCGCGGGCTGCGGATGGACCCCGAGGCCAAGCGGGCCGAGCTGCACGACCGGATGCTGGACTGGCACCCCGGCGTGGAGCACACCTGGACGCGCGACCTCCTGCGGCTCACGGTGACCTGCCAGGAGTGCGGGGGGATCGCAACCTATGAGCAGATGCACCGCATGGGGGCGGCCATCCCGGACGTGTGGAGAGCAGCCGTGGACTCCCCGGTGGTCACCGCGGCATTCGAGCGAGCGATGGGGGCACGACGATGAACGACCAGGACGCGCGCTACCGCGCCGCCCGCCTGCGCATGGCCGCCGAGGCCGCGAACGCCTCCGCTGCCATCGGCCGGATGCTGAACATGTCGGGGATGCTGGACCCCCAGGAGCGAGACACCCTGGAGACGGTCCAGAGCGTTCTGGGGAGGTTCGAGCGATGACCCCCCGCTGGCTCAAGCGAGCCGTGTACCGCATGGGCTACCGCCCCGCCCCCGGCCACCCCCTGCACAGTCAGGTGCTGCACTGGCTGTACGCCTCCAGGGAGCGAGCACGCCGTGGCGAATGACGGCCCGCGCTGGGTAGACGTGCGGTGCCCCTGGTGCATGGCGCTCCTCGGCGCACGCCTCGCGGCCCGCACGGTGTCCGGCATCGGCCTGATCCGCTCGCACACCCCACACTGCACTGCGCAGCCCGCCAGGAGTGTCCGGTGACCAAGCGCGAGTACCAGCGCCCCCGCGGCCCGCTGGTCATCTGCGAGGAGTCCGGCAAGCACCGGCACGTCTCGATCTTCTGGGCCGAGGTGTCGGCCCGTGAGATGCACCGGACGGTGAACCGCAACGGCGAGCTGGCACAGGACACCTACGTGTATCGCTGCGGCTCGTGCCGGGGCTACCACCTGACCCGGCGCGCAACGTGGGCTGGCGAGCCGCAGCAGCTCGTCCTACGCGCTGCGCCGGTTGACTTGCAGCTCTGGGCCATGGAGCGCGCGAGAGGCCCGCAGATCGCGGCTGAGGGGCAGGAGGATGGCGATGGGTGAGCAGTGCAAGGCGCGGCACTCAGGGACTGGCCTGCGGTGCGAGCGGAACGACGAGCACAACCATCGTGCGACGGCGGCCGAGCGGGGCACCCACCGGGCCGAGCTGCCCGCCGTCACCATCCAGCACCACGGGAACCAGCAGACCCCGGCGCGGGGTGGCGTGGTGTCCTGGTAAGGCGCTACACTGGCCGCAGCCCCTGGTGGACTCAGTCGCAGACGTGCGATGTAGTGACGCCGCCAGGCTTAAGCACACGACACCCCCAGCGGGGCCTGTCCGGTATCGGACCACGATGGCACCCAACCGCTGGGGGTGTCGTGGTTCACCGATACACTGGACCCCGTGCCGGACATCGAACCTCTGGAGGGCAAGGCCCTCAAGGCCAGCGTGCCGCCCCCAGGGTGCGCCATCGTTGTGATGGAGGGCGCGGTGCGCTCGTCCAAGTCGGTGACGGTCGATCTGATGTGGCTGCGCTTCATCCGCAACGGACCCGAGGGCGCGCTGGCCATGGTCGGCCGGACGGAAACCACGATCATCAACAACGTGGTGATCCCGCTACAGGAGATGCTGGGCCGCCATCGCGTGGTGCTCAACCGAGGCCTGGGCATCGTCACGATCCTGGGCCGCGAGGTGCGCCTGTTCGGCGCGAACGACGCGCAGGCCTACACCAAGATTCAGGGCATGACCCTGGCCGGGGCCTACGTCGATGAGGCCGCCGTCATCGCCCAGTCGTTCTGGAACATGCTGCGCTCGCGCCTCTCGGTCCCCGGTGCGATGCTGTACGCGACGTGCAACCCCGAGGGACCCAAGCACTGGTTGCTCAAGGACTGGCTGAGCAAGGCCGAGTGGTGGCTGGACCGCGACGGCGAGCTGCACCACTTCGAGGAGTGGAACGACGACGGGACGCCCAAGCACCTCCCCATCTGGCGGGTCACCTTCCTGCTGGAGGACAACCACTGGATGGCCCGCAATAACCCCGAGTTCGTGCGCCAGCTCCAGACCTCGTGGCCGCCCGGCTCGGTCTTCCATCGCCGGTATATCCGCAGCGAGTGGGTCAGCGCCGAGGGCGTCGTGTACGGCATGTGGGACGAGAAGCGGCACACCATCACGCGAGCGCGCGCCCGGGAGTGCGGGGCGCGCTCGCTCATGGTCGCGGTGGACTACGGATCGACGCACGCCACGCGGGGCTACCTGCTCGGCCTGGCCGAGATCGACGGGGCCACCCGCCTGGTGGTGCTGGAGGAGTTCGCCCCGCCGAGCGCCACCGTGGGCGAGCACGGCCGCCTATTCCAGGCGTGGCTCGGGAAGGTCCAGCGCGAGTGGGGTGAGGTGGAGTGGATCGCCGTGGACCCCGCCGCCGCCACGTTCCGGCTGGAGCTATTCGACCGCGGGATAGACAACGTGATGCGCGCGCACAACGCGGTCCTGTCCGGCATCCAGACGGTGCAGAGCGTGCTCTACTCGGGCCACCTCCTGGTCGTGGGCGAGTCCTGCCCCGAGCTGGTCGGCGCGGTCGATGGGTACATGTGGGACACCAAGGCCACCGAGCGCGGCACGACCGCCCCCGTCAAGGAAAACGACGATGAGGTGGACGCCCTCCGATACGCTGTGTACACGAGCAGGCGTTACTGGCGGGACCTGATACCCCTGGCTCCGATCTCAGCCACCGACGAGGAGGACCTGGCCGCATGACTCTCCTGCCAGCAGAAAACACCGAGTGGCCGCCCCGCAGCGTGGCCGGTCGCTACCGCCGCATGAAGCTCCCCCGGGCCTGGTACTCGGGCGACCCGGGCCAGCTCCGCAGCGCCTACGGCACCAAGAGCGCCACGCGCGCCGGGGGCATGCGCACCACCCTCAACCCGGGCGGCGGTGTGCAGCGCATCATCGGCACGAACTCGGATTCGTTCTGGGCCGACAGCCCCAGCACCGAGCTGGACACCCGGCGTCATCTGCCCATCGCGCAGGACATCGCCACGATCTCGGCCGACCAGCTATTCAGCGACCCGCCGACCATTCGCGTGCTCGGCCCCCTGGACGCCGAGGGCAAGCCGACCCTGGAGACGCGCGCCGCGCAGCAGCGCCTGGATCGCAACCTGAGCAAGTGCCGCTTCGAGTCCACCCTGATCGCCGCCGCCGAGATCGCCAGCGCCCTCGGGTCCATCGGCCTGCGCGTGGCGTTCGACAAGGGTGCGGCGGCCATCGCCGGGCGGCCGGTCATCGCCAAGGTCACCGCGGATGCCGTGATCCCCCATTACTCCTGGGGTCAGCTCGTCGGCGTGACCTTCTGGCAGGTCGTCCAGCAGGACACCGAGCGCGATGAGGTCTGGCGACACCTGGAGGTCCACGAGGCGGGCACCGGCATGGTCTACCACGGCCTCTACAAGGGCGACACTGCCAGCATCGGGGAGCGCATGCCCCTGGATGCACAGAAGGCCACCGAGCACCTGGCCAAGGCGGTGAACAAGGACGGCGGCATCCGCGTGGTGAGTGCGGGCACCGGCAAGACCGCCACCAGCATCCCCAACATGCTCCCGGACCCCGCCGACCTGTCCGACGAGGCCGGGCGCAGCGACTTCACCCTGCCGGTCATGGACCTGTTCGACGCCGCCGACAAGGCCTACACCCAGCTCATGGACGAGGTGGACGACGCGAAGTCGCGCCTGCTCATCGCGGACAGCATGCTGGAGCGGGGCAAGCCCGGCCAGGGGGTCACGTTCGACGCCTCGCAGCGCATTTTCCAGAAGGTCAAGGTGCCGCCGAGCGAGAAGGACGGCGGCGGCCTGCCCATCGAAAAGGTCCAGTTCGAGATGCGGGTGGAGCAGTACCTGTCGCTGATCGACGCCCTGACGCACAAGGCCATCGACGCGGCCGGATTCAACCCGAACACCGAGCGGGACCAGGATGGCGCGGCGATGACCGCCACCGAGGTATCGGCGCGGAACCTCAAGAGCCGGACCACGCGCGACAAGAAGGTGCGCTACTGGGAGGGCGAGCTGGAGGAGCTACTGACCACCTTCCTGCTCGTGGACGTGGAGCAGTTCGCACCGTGGGAGCAGGTCGAGACGACGACCACGACCACCGCGCCGGACGGCACCGAGCAGACCAGCACCACGGTGCAGAGCGTCCGCGTGCAGGCCTTCCCCGTGGAAGTGCAGTTCCCCGAGGCCGTGCAGCCGACGCTGCGCGAGCTGGCCGAGACGGCCAAGATGCTGCGCGAGGCGGGCGAGTCGGTCATGGAGGTGCAGCGGGTGCTCCACCCTGACTGGACCGAGCGCGAGCTGCGCGAGAACGTGGAGGCCATCCAGGCGGCGGCTTCGGTTATCGACCCGGTGAGCTTCGGCACGGCGGGCGCGGGGATGGGTCCCGGCGATGGCGTCTAGTTTGGCGCTTTACCGTCGCCGGGTGTAGCATCGCTACACCACTACCGAGAGGACACGCATCATGGCATTCGGACGACCCAAAGCGACCGCCAGCGACAGCGACGCGCCGCTGACATTCGACGGGGTACGGGGGTTCGACCTCCTGCCCCAGAAAGAGCGCATCCTGGCCGCGTCGATCTACGCCGGGGTCAAGCAAGCCCTGCGCGAGGACCGCGAGGAGGCCGAGCTGGACCGCCTGCGGCACAAGTTCGACGGCATGACGAGCTTGGACCTGTGATGATCAGCAGGGCCTGGGCGGTCGTCTGGCCGCCGCTCCTCGGCGTCGTCGTCGGCTCGCTGGTCGGTACCGCCGTGGCCGCGTGGCTGGTGCTGTGATGGCCGACGACGCACCCGCCTGGACAGAAGACGACTGGGCCGAGGTGCGCGTGCGCTGCGGCCTCCCGCCCGAGCCGCCACAGCTCCATACCTACCCCTGGCTGTAGGCTCGCGCCATGGATGACGTGGTGCTGGACCCTGACGTGACGGACGACGAGATCACCGAGAACCCGGACGAGCCGAGTTACCAGGACTGGGCCGAGCTGCAAGCGCCCACCGCGTGCTCGTGGTGCTCGGCGCTCGTGCCGATGGATCGCCAGGAGGACCACACCGGATGGCATGCAGCCCTGAATGCCATCATCGAGAACCTGCGCGCCGAGGTCCAGGCGCTCACCACTCAATCGACGGCCTAGACCGTTAGTTTGCATCCTTACCGGGGATGGGTGTAGAGTCTCCACCATGGAAACCACACGCACCCACACCCCCGTCCTTCCCTACGAGTCGGGCTGCAAGCACGCCAGCCCCTGCGCCAACGTCTACGCGGGCCGCGCCTGCGCCCTGGACGCCACCAAGGCCAATGGCTACGACGCCGAGGGCCGCGCCACCGTCACCTACCTGGAGGACGACGAGGAGCACGGCGCGGCGGCTGGCTCCATCGTCTACGCCCTGGACCCCTACACCGGCCGCCCCTCGGGCCGCAAGTACGACGAGGCCGACCCCGAGGCCCCCACGGCCGCTGGTCAGCTCGTCCGCCGCGTCCGCGATGGCGTGCTGGACATCACGACCGACGCGCCCCGCGCCCGCACTCCGCAGATCGCGGTCCAGTGGGTGGGTGGCAACTACCCCGTGCTCATGCAGCTTGACGAGGTGGAGCGCGAGGAGCGCGCGCCCAAGCCGAAGCCCGCGCCCGTCGAGGTCGGGCCGACCCACGCCGAGATCGTGCGCCGGTCGTTCCGCATCGAGCAGAGCACGCACCCCATCACCCAGTGCGAGCGCTGCGCCGAGATGGCCGACCGCGCGGTGACCAACGCGATGGTGACCGGATCGACCGGCGCGACCTACGGCGTGGAGAGCGGGAGCAACGCCGAGCGCCACATGGTCACGGTCAAGCGCCCCCACCCGGTTCCCGGCCTGTGAGCCAGCACGAGGTCTACCGGGATGGCAAGGTGCATGTGCTCAGCGAGGAGTGCGGCACATGCATCTTCCGCCCCGCCACTCGGCCGGTGGACGGCGCGCGAGTGGCTGGCCTGGTCCGCGAGACGATAGACGAGCCGGGGGCGACGGTGGTCTGCCATTCGACGCTCTACCGGGACGACGTGCGCCACGCCATCTGCCGTGGCTGGTACGACCGCCTCGGGGATCGTGACCCCATCCTGCGCTTGGCTCAGGCCATGGGCGTGATCGAGGAGCAGACCCCGCCTACCAAGTAGCATGGCGGGGTGATCTCTCCCAGCCTCGGGGCCGACCTGGCCGAGCCGGTCGCGGACATCTACCGCGATGCCGAGCTGCGCATTCTGGAGCGGATCGCCGCCGCGCTCGCCGCGGGACTCGATGCCCCCGACTGGGAGGTGCAGCAGCTCCAGCGCCTCCAGCGCATCAGGCAGGGCGTGCTGGACGAGCTGGCCGTACTGAACCCTCTGGCTGCGCAGGGCATTTTGGACGCGCTGGATGAGGCCTACGGGTCCGGTGTGCTGTCGGCCTTCCAGGACGCGGGGGACGCCGTAGAGCACCTGGAGCCGGTGGCCGACGCGCGCGCCGCCGCGGTGGCCACGCTCGCCGCCGAGACGGTGCGAGGGGTCGCATCCGCCCAGGCCCCCATCCTGCGGGCCGTGGACGACATCTACCGCGCTGTCATCGCCCAGGTGGCATCCCAGGCCACCGCGGGCGTTCTAGGCCGCCAGGAGGCCGTCCAGAGCGCCCTGCGCCAGTTCACCCGCGCGGGCCTCTCGGTGATCCCGACGCGCCGGGGCACCATGAACCTGTCGGACTACGTGCAGATGGCCGTTCGCACCGCGACCTCGCGCACCGCCCTGGCCGGTCACCTGGACACGATGGACCGCGCGGGCCTGGACCTCGTGGTGGTCCACCCCGGGCCGCGCGCGTGCAAGGTCTGTGACGACTGGGCGCGCAAGGTCCTCAGCCGCTCGGGCCGCACAGGGGTGCTGCGCCTGGACTCGGTGCGCTCGGATCGCCAGGTGTCCGTCACCGTGGATGACACGCTGGCCGCAGCTCGCGCGGCCGGGTGGGGGCATCCGAACTGCCGGTGCGCGCTCCAGACCTACCTGCCCGGCATCACCCGCCGCGACGTGATCGAGCGGCCCCGGTGGGATCAGGAGGCCTACGAGGCCCAGCAGCGCCAGCGCGGCATCGAGCGCCAGATACGCGGGTGGAAGACTGCGCAGGCCACGGCCATCACCCCCGAGGAGAAGGCCGCCGCGAGTGCGCGCGTCAAGGCGTGGCAGCAGGCGCAGCGCGATCTGATCGACCGCCACCCCTACCTCAAGCGCCAGAGCGCACGGGAGCAGATCGGCGGGTGACATGGAGAGGGCCGGACGCCATCCCCATCGCGTCCGGCCCTGCTCTGCCGCAGCCTCCCCAGGGCGCGGCCCGCCGCCTCCCCAGGCGGGTTGGTGACAGTGTAGCACTAAACCAGGCAGTAAAGCACTACCCTGGGGACACACCCCCAGAGAGAGGATCGACCGATGACCGACGCCAGCGGCGCACAGGGGCAGAGCAGCAGCGGGGACCAGGGCCAGCAGGGCCAGGCGACCGGCAGCACCACCGACCAGGGCCAGCAGCAGCAGGCCAACCAGACTCAGGACCAGCAGGCCCAGGGGGGCCAGCAGCAGGCCCAGGCCGCTCAGGGCCAGCAGGGAGCCGGTGACGCCGACGCCGCCGCCGCGCTCGCCGCACGGTTCCCCGGGTTCGCGTCGTTCCCGCAGGAGGCTCAGCAGGCGCTCCTGGCGCGAGACGCCGAGGCCCGCCGCTACCAGCGGGAGGCAGGGGACGAGCGGATCAACGCCAAGAACAACGCGGCGCAGGACGGCGCGCGCAAGGCGCTGGCCGAGGCCGCCAAGCTCGCGGGGCTGGAGATTCCCGGCCTGACCGACACCGACACGGGCGAGGCCGACCCCAAGGCGCTGGCCGCCGCGGTCACCGCGGCGAACGAGGAGCGGGATGCCGCGCGCAAGGATGCGGCCACCGTGAAGGCCGCCTACGCCGCTGGCGTGGACCCCGCCAAGCTCGGATACGTGCAGTACCTCCTCGGCCAGAATCGGGACTATCAGGCCCTGACGCTGGACGCCGCCGATTTCGACGCTAAGCTGGCAGCGTCCATCAATGGCCTCCTGGGCCAGGACGCCACGCTGCGGCTGACGGGTTCGGCTCAGGCGTCGGGAGTCGAGAACCTTGGCGGGTCCAACGGTGCTGGCGAGATCACATCGGAGCAGTTCAGCCGCATGTCCATCGCGGATCGGCAGAACCTCTACCAGACCGACAAGGCCACCTACGACCGACTCGTGGCGGCCCAGTAAACCAGGCTCATCACCTGAGCCAGAGAGGACATAGTGATGGCTACGACCACCACCGCCAACCTGATCGTGCCCGAGGTCTGGGCCGACGCGGTTGGCCCCACCATCCTGGGCCGCGCGGTCATCGCGCAGCTCGCTACGGTCGATGACGAGCTGGTCGGCCAGCCCGGCGAAACCGTCATCTTCCCGAAGTTCGACTACATCGGGGATGCGGACGACCTGACCGAGAACGTGGCCATGACGCCCACGACTCTCACCATGACGGACTCGCGCGCCACCATCAAGGAGGCGGGCAAGGCGCTGGAGCTGACCGATTCGGCCACGCTCACCGCGCTGGGTTCGCCCAACTCGGAGGGTCAGCGCCAGCTCGGCCTCGCGGTCGCTCGCAAGATCGACAAGGACCTGCGCGTGGCCGCCGAGGTCACCGAGACGGGCGTGGACTCGTTCGGCACGCCCAAGACCTGGGCACCGCTCAGCGTCCCGGCCGCCAACCTGCCGATGTCGTGGGGCCGCCTGGTCCAGGGCATCGCGCTCCTGGGTGACGAGTACGACCCGGCCGACATGGCGGGCATCATCGTTCACAGTGCGCAGTACGCGCAGCTCCTGGTGGACCCCCTGTTCACCGACGTGTCCAAGTTCGGCGCGGACGCCACGATCCTCCGCGGCCAGGTCGGCAAGATCGGCAACATGCCGGTCATCGTCTCCGACCGCGCCACGGCCGTGG